ACTTACATCATGTGGATAACTTTTGGGGCCCGGGATCGCACCCGGAAAATTTTGTAGAGTTTTATTTCTACAAAACTTTTTATTGTTTTATTTATTTTACAAAGATAGCGTGATAACGCTTAGCAATTTCAACCGCTTTAGGGTTGAGTGTAGAATTAAATCTACCCTGTGAATAATCACTAGGATATTTGTTAGCAATACGCTGTGCAATACGCACTGGCATACGCTTTGGAGCAGGTGCAAAACCTGCAGATGATAGACCGAAGTCTTTTGCAATATCAGAGCGAATCTCTGAGTAGTAGTTATTTGAATTCATTTGAATTCCTTTCTATTAGTTAAAGTGGTAGTTGCAGATATTAGTTTCTGCATTGTTGATAAGGACAAGATGAGATGAAACAGGAGATGTGCAATTTGCAATCTCACAATTTCCACCTAAATATGAATCGTGAATATCGCAACCGTATCCGTCGCAATATGAATCTTCACACTCAATAGACCAATCAGCCTTTGGTGTTATATCTTTAAATGAAATCATTTTGATTTCCTTTCTTTGGTTAAGAACCTTTCTCAACCTTCTATACATAGAAGTATAACACAGGGGTATGACAAATGGACTTGGACATTAAGGGAGAAATCGGACATTTGGGATATGTGATAAAGCTCACATAAGTTATCCACATAGTTATCCACAAGGGGCCGGGCCAGCGTGTGAGGTATATCACATGCGACACGCCGTGTTAGGACTTGACTTTTGGGGTATTGTGTGGTAGTATTCTACTATAGAAAATTAAATAAAGATAAATCAGGTTATGAGCCTACCAAATAAACCTAGAGTCTAGGGTGAGCGTAGCGAATAAGTGACCTAAATCACACTAGAAATACAGCGTGTCGCCTTGACTTTTCAGGGAATGTGTGCTAGTATTACTACTATAAAATTAAATAAGAAATCCTAGTGAGCCCTATCAAATACGATAGGCAAATAATCTAGGTCAAGGAAAGCGTTAGCAAATTGCTAACACATTAAAAGAAAGGTGGTCATTAAATGACTACATTATCACTATACGATAGTATCGAGATTAACGATATTATCACTATGCCTCTATCCTCTAACCTAGTTAAGTCAGGTAAGATAGTTAAGATTAGAAAGTCTAATCAACACGCTAAGAGTGTGTTACTAGAAACGGGTGAGTGGTTTCACCTCTCCCGTTATGTGTCTGACTATGTGTTAGGATAGCTAACATGTATCTACACATATGCGATTCATGCAATACGCTTGCAACCGTTATCCGTGAGGGTAACACAATTACAATTACTCAATGTCTATGCATTACTAAGGAGAATAACCAATGCGACTAACACTAACCACTATGGCGGGTAACACCCGCAACATTAACCTAGCCTCTAAGCAAGAGGTATTTGATTTCATCGATGTATTCAAGTCATCGCTATTACCTAGCCAGCGTGTTAGGATTACTTGCGAAATACTTTGCATCGATGGTTATTTGCAAGGTTAAAAAATCTAGCAATACTGTAGATTTTTAGGATAGTGAGATCTTTGTGTGCTCACTATTTTTTTTCTATTTTTTCTACAGCTATACGTATCATACATCTGACAAAAATATTCAGATTTTGTGGAAATAGAAATTTTTTCAGATTTTACATATATAGTGATATAATAATGTTATGTCAGAAGCCACAGAAGTATCAGAACAGCCAGCAATCGTTTGTTGCGAAGCTTGTACCTGTACAAACCCCCATAGATCAAAACCACTATAACCTGCATTCTAGGTTTGCGATCTACCCCCTATAACCAATAGCTCTATTTTGCGACGGTATGGGTGTATAATAAAAGCATGTACAATTCTGGTAAACAATGAAAGAAATCTTCCTATTTAACTCTCCACCAAGATCGGGTAATGTATTTTTTGCATGCCTATTTCGTCTACTTATTCATGGTGAAGCAAGCAAAGCCCTAGACATAACAAAATATTCAGATAAATCTCAAAAGCAGGCGGTATTCTTCAGAAACCCCTATGACTCAATCTCCTCTGCAGTGGTTAAGTCAAGGTTTGACTGTGAACTATCATTTAATGAAGAAGATCTTGATGAGATACGATACACCATTGAGGCCTATGCAAAAGATTATTTAAAAGTAATAAAAGAATCTAAGCTACATTTTTCTAACATCTATACTGGCAAGTCAGAAGATATGCTAAAAGACCCTGTGGGAACAATAGAAGACATTGCTCTATTCTTTGGTATTACGATAAAAGACAAACAAGATTGGACCAATGACCAGGTATTGAAAGAAATAGAAAGGATCATGTTTGAAACTAAAAAAATCAGGGTAGATAAATCTGGCAACAAAATACAAGAATCCTTAATGACAGATCATGATGGACATATGCCTAGAGAGAAGATAAAAGAAAGAGTCCTTGTGGATAACTTTATTAGAGGTTTAGAGCTAGAGGTCCTAGCAGAATGCTATAATGAGTATATGTTAATTAAATCCACAAACACTAAAGAAGGTCAACGATGGGGATATTAGAAAATTTTGAAAATGCCTGGGATGTAGAATTTCAGTATGAATCAACACCTATTAAGGCAGTAGACAATACAGGTCTGGCTTTGAAGATATTTACAGAAACATGCTGCAATGGATGTACTTGCAAATCAGAATCTGATCACAAACCAGAATAAAAGGTTTTATATATAACGGTTTGTTATAATTAATCTTCAGACTCAAGCTCCCACATACGTATATCTGTAACACCTTTTCGTATAGCTTCTGCCTCATCTAAATCTTTGGCGGTAACGACAACTTTTACATTATCAAAGTCAACATTACCCAATGCTTCATAAACGTTTGTCTTAGTATGAAACATATAGGTTTCTTCTATAATAGGTTTGATAGCTTTATATGTATATCTAGGCATAATCTTTCACTCTCTCTCATTTTTCAAGGGGATATAGACCATCTCCTGGTCGCTGGCTAAATTACCATTTCCCTATAGGACACTTAGCCTTCTCCAGGGTAGTCTTCAATTTCATAAAACATCCACATTTCCTACATGTCTGGGTTTTAGATCTAAACCAGATACACCCTTTACAAATTTCTAAGCGGGATGCAGCTAATTCTTCTGGCGACCTTTTAGATCCATTTATCAAATCCCATGGTTTTACATCCTTACGATCATCTGTCATAATAATACATTCCTACAACATACAAACCAACTATAACCATTACAATAGCAAACATCTCCATAAACCTATTATAGCCCATATGAAGGTTTGAAAGCCATTCTAAGACATATTGGGAGTGTGTCCCATATGTTGTCTATAGGGAGGTTTGGTAACTTCTATTTTCGGCTTGACTCGTATCCCGTCGAATTTTAAAACTATTATCTTATATAATGATATAATAACACTTATGACTCTACAAGACTGGGCAGCGCTAATTCTTTCAATACTTTCAATTTTTGCTATATTTGCTGGTGGAATTAAATGGATGGTAAAACATTATCTAAGTGAGCTTAAACCCAATTCAGGATCCAGCCTAAAAGATTCTGTTTCTCGACTTGAGGAAAAGACTGATAAGGTTTTTGACTTAATGATCGAGCATCTTAAAGATCATAACAAGTAACTATATATAATATATACTATATATAAAGAATAAACCTATTACAGGATACTCTTTTCTCTTTATATATTTAAAGTATACACTATCAATACCCTGGACAATACAGATAAAACGGACATAAGGTATATAAACAATTATAACAATTTGATAACGATTCTGTATACCCTGGATCATATTTTTATTTATGATATAGTTTAACTGTGATTCCAAAAATTATATGGCAAACCCATGAAAACAAATATGAAGATCTTTTACCATTTCAAAAAAATGTAATAAATACATGGAAAAATTTAAACCCTGGCTGGAAATATAATTATGTTTCTGCTGAAGAAAGATTAAGGGATATCCAAGAGTATGATGATTTCTTATACGAATGTTATAAGTTATGCTCTGGAATAAATCAAGCAGATTTATGGAGACTTGTAGCTTTGTATAAGAATGGTGGATTTTATGCAGATATGGACTCCGTTTGCACAATGTCTTTAGATGATGTTATTGTTCAAAACTATAATAACCAAGATATGATCTGCTCCCCTCCTGGATTTCAAAGAGGTCCACAGCTTATAAACAACTCTAATTTTGCTGCTGTTAAAAATAGCAAAATAGTTAAAACAATAATAGATAAATCAATAGAAGAGTGTAAAAAAATAATAGAAAGTAAAAATTTTGACGTATTCGTAAATCCTGGAGCAATTGTTTTGACTAATTTCTCTAATACAGCTATGAAAAATAAAAACGACATTTTCTTTCAATATAAATATTTTTCTCATTCAAGAGACTATCAGTCAACGTTTAACAAAAGTTATTGTATAGACTATAACGGTCAAACGGTATTGTATTCTGATATAGCCAAAGAAAAAGGTTGGACTATATAGATTAATGAAATGATGGATAATATAATGTTACAATGTAGGAGTTAGTCCCTAGGTTGCTACCCCACCCCACCCATTGCTTCCTAGGGGCTAACGCTTTTTATTATGATATAATCACTATATGTGTTCACCTACAATAGAAAAATTTGGAGCTACCCCCGCAAATATTCAGTGGACGGTTGTTCGTGGAGATAGCTCAAACCTTAAAATTGAGTTTTTTGAAGATGACGAAGTAACTGCATACGATACAAGCGACTGGTCTTATGTTGCCACATCCTATGATCCAAATGGACAAGTCCTTGACGATTTGCCAGTTATTTCTGGTGCTGGGTATGCAGAAATTCAAGCTCCAGCCTCAACTACTGCTAACTGGGGCACATCTTATAAGTCTGTAGTTGCAGAACTTTCTTTTGATTTAGAAGTTATTATTGCAGCTGGTTCTGGAGAAGGAGAAGACACAACCTGGACTCCCGTTATTGGAACTATTTGTGTACTGGGTGATGTTAGTGGAACGAGTCTTTAATGCCTGTGGTAAAAATATCTACTCCAAAAGTTAATTTGCCACCTATTATAAAAATTGGTAAAACAACATTTAAGGTCAAATAGTTCATGGCAAAAAGCATGGACTTTCCAAAGAAAAAGTATTCTGAAACAGTTCAGGCAACTCAAGGATCAACAAACAATGCAGAGTATATTCCTGTTCCAGGAATGCAAGGGGAAAAAGGAGACATAGGTCCTGCTGGTCCCCCAGGCCCAGAAGGTCCAAGGGGTGAAAGAGGCATACCAGGTAAAGATGGAAAACAAGGCCCACAAGGACCCAAAGGAGATCCTGGCAGAGGCGGTGGGGAAGGGTATGAAAGTCCATCAGGTCAATACCCAGGCTGGGCTTATTATGAAAATACAGATAAAAGACCAATATTTTTGGGACCAGATAAGGGTGATGACGGCTGGGTAAATTTATTAATACAAGAAGATACAGATAATAGTATTTTAAGATTTTTACCTTTAGGTTCAGTATCTCTTTGGAATTCTGCTACACAAAGAGTTAATTTTAAACAGCTAAAGGTCGGTGCCAAAGTAGATATTAGGTATGACATATTACTTACCACAGAAACCAACAGCACAGAGGCATGGATAAGAACATACATTCCAAAAGTAGAGTCACCAACTGGATATATTGGTATGTTGAAATATAAGTATCCTTATGAAATGTCTATTAGCCAAACCCTATATGTCGATATTTCAAAAATCAAGTCAGAGGGCGGAATTATTCAAGCAAGAACGGATAGCGAAAGTACTATTATCTTAAAGGGAATGTATATCTCAATTTCTTGAGGATCTTTCTCAAAATAGAGTTTATATTGTGATATAATTCAAATATGGAAAACATAGGTATAACAGACTCCCAAGATGGCCGTAAGCCAGGTACCCCAACTATTGGATCAGCAACAGCAGGAAACGCAACTGCCACAGTAGCATTCACTGCCCCAGCATTTACTGGTAAGGGAACTGGAGCACTGACTTATACCGCAACATCTAGCCCAGGAAACATCACAGGAACTGGAACATCTCCAATTACTGTTTCTGGTTTAACAAATGGAACCGCATATACCTTTACAGTGACACTAAATAATGGAACACTCGTATCAGATCCATCAGCTGCATCAAATTCTGTTACACCAGTAGCACCACCATTCTTCCCCCCATTCTTTCCTCCATTTTTCCCATTCTTTCCATTCTTCCCATTCTTCCCACCATTCTTCCCACCGTTCTTCCCTCCATCTTTCCCATTCTTCCCACCGTTCTTCCCACCGTTCTTTCCACCGTTCTTCCCATACTTCCCACGTTTCTTTGGTGTTGGATGTATTGAAGCAGAAACTGAGATACTAACCACAACTGGTTTGGTTAAGGCTAAAGATCTTCAAGTTGGAGATACCGTCTACTCAATAGACCTAAATGAAATGGGTCCAGACGAAGAGCACACATATATGATGTGGACCTCAGATTCACTAACAGCAAAAACTGCAGGATACGTAGAAGCTACAGTTACAAACATCTATGTTTCTCTTAAGGATAAGACAATCCACTTTAATAATAACGAAGAGGTATCTTACTCTCTTAATCAGCCAATGTTTGTTAAAAATACAGAAGGAATTTTTGAAATGAAAAACTCTTACGATATAATTGTTGGGGATTCACTAATCAAGATACTTTCTGATGGATCAATAGCAGAAGAATTGGTTGCTAACATAGGATATACAGAAGCCGAAGAAATCTCAACCTATGCGATATCTGTAGAACCATATGACTGGTTTATTGCTGGTGGATTCTTAGTTCACAACAAGTAACCTTATCTGATATAATGATTCTGTAGCAAAAAATAGCTAAAATGCAAGGCAATGGGCTAAAGCATTTATTATTAGAAAATGGTGGTGTATGGATATTTATGATGAAAACTCAAATGAGTGGTTCACAAAAGATAGATCAGAAACAGCGTCAAATAGAGTTTTGCCAAAGCAGTTAGACAATGGCATTGTTGCTGAAAACCTTGGACTAGGTTTGCATGTTTACCACAACACCTTTTCTTTAGATGATGCAAATAGATATATAAATACCCTTGAATCAAACTTGAGTAAAGGCGGAAAGTATAATTGGTCTGACGCTACAGTTACAAACTCTCCTATTCCAATTAAAAAGGCAAGAGATTGTGTAGATTTTAAGTATAAGCAAGAAAATCTTGGGCTAAGAGATGAGTCAAATGCAGAACTAATAGACCTGCATGAAGAGATATATCAAAAACTTAAATATTGCATTGATGATTATGCAAGATATTGGGGAATTGATGTAGTCTATTACGAAGCATTTAACTTTGTAAAGTATGAAGGCAAAGGAACACATTTTAATATTCATGCAGATCACGGACCTGCTTATAACTGTACAGTCTCCGCTGTAATATATATTAATGATGATTATGAAGGTGGGGATATACATTTCCCAAGACTAGACAACATTGTCATTAAACCAAAAGTAGGAGATATAGCTGTATTCCCGTCAAATTATATCTATGAGCATGCATCACTTCCAATGGAGTCAGGAACAAAGTATTGTGTTGTCGTAATGACAGACATAAACAAACTAGGACATAAGTAATGTCACTGGTTGCTACATTTAAATCTTTAAGACCTTGGCTAAAAGTAAATAGCAAGTCTACTCCATCTCCAACACAAAGCGTTATTCCTGATTGGTATAAAAGTGCAGACAGATTTGCAAAAATGCCAAACGGAGAATATTACAAAGCACCACAAGGAGTTTGTCCATTTCCTAAAGAAGGTACAACCGACGACTATGGAAAGATTCCTACATGGAAAGCTTGCCCAGCAATTATGGATGCATTTTCAACAGGTTATGTTTTTAAAACTCCATGTGATTTAACTTTTACTAAAAATTCTGAAGGAATAATTAACGTAAAAATTGATGATCCTTTGTGTAAAGATTTTTGCACACAAAGAACTCCCATGCCACAGTTTGAGCACCCAGTTGGATATTATGAGCATCATTTTGCCTGGTCTGCTGATTGGGGATTAGAATTGCCAGAAGGATACAGTGCTTTATTTATGACACCAATGAATAGGTTTGATCTTCCATTTTTATGTACAACTGGAATAGTAGATTCTGATAAAGTTAATTTACTTGGAAGTTTTCCATTTTTTATTATAGATGGGTGGGAAGGAACAATTCCAGCAGGAACTCCATATCTACAGATTTTCCCATTTAAAAGAGATAACTGGGAACATAAAATAGAGATTTTGGATCAATCTACAATCTATGATAAAATGGTTAATAACATGCAGTTTTATCGTAAGCCAGACGGCGGAGTATATAAGAACAGTGTTTGGACAAGAAGAGAATATAAATAGGAGATATAAATGCAAACGTGGACAGAAAAAAAAGATCTTGGCAATGGTATCTGGGTCTATAAGGGACTAATAAAAAAAGAGATAGATGTAATTAATAGAATTGAATCTAATCTTAAGCCAGTAGGAGATCCTTCAGGATATGCTTGGCAACCAGCATATGTTGGATATAAAGAATTAATGCCAGCATACCGTGATTGCAATGACTTTAAATTTAAAAAAACAGATATAGAGCATGATAAGAGCCCAACCAGTCTAAACCTACAGTCTTTGTGGCAGGACCTATATGACGTTAAGCTTCCTGCAGTTCAAGACTATTCAGGAATGTACAATATCAACAATTTAAAATACTGGGAAGCCTTTAACTTTATAAAGTATGGTCCAGGGCAACACTTTATGGAACATCATGATCATGGATTTTCATATAACTGTACTCTTTCGCTAGTTGCCTATCCAAATGATGACTATGAAGGGGGAGAGCTTTATTTTAGACTACAAAACTTAAAGGTAAAAGCAGATGCTGGAGATCTTTTTATTTTTCCATCAAACTTTATGTATCCTCACCAAGCTATGCCAGTAACTTCTGGAACTAAGTACTCTATTGTTACTATGCTAGATTACAGTAAAAAATTTCATACCCCAGAAATGTATAGCGCAGAGGCCGACTAGTGTTTAATATTTCAGTTGAAAAAACACAGGGATGTTCATTTAACATTCAGCCAATGTCTATAAAAAGAGACTGGATGGATGAAACTTCAGAAGGCCATGCCTACAGATGTTTTCCAGTAACACAATCAAATGTTATTGGGTGGAGTATTTCTTGTGTTGAAGATATTGATTTTATATGGGATGGTATTAATGATCAAACCCCAGAACATATAAAAATAATAAAAGCACCCGAAGGTACTTATGGGGGTAGGGGGCAATCGTCTATTAGCTTTCATACTGGACTAGTCTTTAGAACAGAGCAAGATGCTAGTCTTTTTACCATAAATCCAGTAAACTATTTTAGTAATGATTTTGAAACAATTTCAAGTTTAATGAGTACATCTTTTTATGATAATCCATTGCCATTATCAATAAAAGCAAAAAGATCAAATGAAATAATTTCCATTAAAGCAGGAACACCTCTTGCAACTATAATACCAATATCCCTATCAAACTTAAATAATTCTTGTATTCAAATTTTTGACTATGAAGATAAAGATAAAAAAAGGTTAAAGGCAAACATTTCTTACGGAGCAGCCTCACAGGTTGTAAATTCTTCTGGAGAATGGACAGACTGGTATAGAGATGCAGTAAATGAAAAACGGGAATCTTTGGGTAATCATGAAGTAAAAGTTTTAAAGCTTAAGGTAGAAGATAATACTAAAAACAGATTGGGTGGTATAATCTAAATATGGATAATTTAAAAAATGTTGTAACAAGAAAACCTTCAATGACCCCATCTGGGTGGTTTGGAGACAGCAAAGACATGATTGTTGAGTTAGAAAATTTTATGACTCAAGAGGAAATGGACTTTTTAGAAAAGGCTGCAAAGTCTTTAACTATTTGGGATATAACACAAAGCCATGTAAATGAAAATGGAACTGTCGTCTATGATTCAGATTATTGGAAAGATAGAGTTGCTACTCAGCCAACATTAGATAAAAATGATCCAGCTATATCCCCAATAATTGCTGGACTATTCCAAAGACTAAAGCCAATAATTGAAGAATTTTATAAAGTAGAGGTTACTCCAACAGGAACAACTATTGTTAAATGGCTTCCAGGACAATTTCAAAAACCACATGCAGATAAAGAACTTCATGATGGTCCAGATGCTGGCTTGCCAAATGACTTTCCAAATTATGATCTTTCAAGTTTATTTTATTTAAATGAAGACTATGAAGGTGGAGAATTATATTTTCCTCTACAGGGCGTACAATTTAAACCTAAAAGAGGTGCTGCTTACTTTTTCCCAGGAGACAAAAATTATATTCACGGAGTTACTGAAATTAAAAGTGGCTTAAGATTTACTTGTCCATTTTTCTGGGAAATTACAAAACATACTGGAGATAGAAAACCATGAACCTAACTAATAAAAAAAGATTAACAAAAGATATTGTTGTTTATGAGAACTTTATTTCTAAAGAAGATTGTGAAAAAATGATTCAGGCTTTGGATGCTCAAGCAAACAATGGAGCAATTTCTTGGATGCCAATTTCTTTTTATGAGTCATATTCTTCTATATTGCCACAAGATAATGATCAAGAATTAATTGATGTTGGGTTGTCCCCCACTATTTTTTCAGATATTGAAAAAACAATGCCAGAAGCAATAGCTTCAGTGCACGACCTTGATCCAAAAACAATTTCTAAAATTGGGTACCACACACAAAAGTGGGAGCCAGGAGCGTACGCAAGAATACACTCAGACAATACAGATGCTGAAGGAAAATCTGGAGCATTTACAAGAAGTAGGTATGCTGGATTTCTTTACCTAAATGATGACTTTGAGGGTGGTCTATTAAAGTTTCCAGATCAAAATATAGAAATTAAACCACAGGTTGGAATGCTTGCTGTTTTTGACGGGGGATTTAACAATATGCATGAAGTATCTTTAATAGAAAGTGGAGTAAGATATACCATTGGATCATTTTGGGATGACCGTGAAGAAGACGCATACCCACAAGAATTGAGAGATGAGTGGGCAGCAGAGATGAAAGAAACAAGAGCAAAGCAAGAGGTTGAAAGAGCCGAGTGGCAGGAATTACTTAAGCAGGGTTGGAAAATAGATTCAAATGGAAATAAATACAAGATAGAAGATAATGAGAATGCTTGAATCTTTTAAGAAACAACTAGTTGATAATGAGTATTCTTTTGAAGAGATTACTCCAAAGCTACTCTCTATTGAAAACTTTTTATCAAAAGAGCAGTTAAACATTTTTTTTGATATTATAAATAGCACATCGCAAGAAGATTGGGAAGTAGAATATTATGCCAACTTGTCAAAATTTTGTATAGAGAAGTTTGGAAGATCTGATGTAGATAATTTAGTTGCTGAAGGAAAATTTGAAATTACTCAAAATTGGAAAGATAAAAATTTTAATATACTTAAACAGCCTATAACCAAAGTACTGTATAATGCTTTAAACTCTATGGTAATAGATTCAGATTCAGAACTTCACCTAAGTGGATTTGCAACAATACAAAGAATGCAAGAGGGTGTAGAGCTAAAAGCTCATACTGATCAGCATACAGACCCATCTATCAGATATGCTACAATTTTATATTTAAATGATGATTACGCAGATGGTGAACTTTTTTTTCCAAATCTAGATATACAGCTAAAGCCTAAAGCAGGAACTTTGGTATTTTTTCCAGGTGATGAAGAATATAAGCATGGAGTTAAGCATGTAGGACAAGGTCCAATAAGATATGTTTTGGTCGGATTTATTAAAGAAAAAGATCACTACAAAAAGAATAGGTACTAGGAGGAAATTAAATGAATAAAGAGGTATTAGACCCAAAGGTTTACTATTACACTGATGCGATAGATAATTTTGACAAGTTTCAGAAAACACTAAAAGAGCTAGACTCTATTGGGTCAAATAATGAATCTGGCGTGAATGTTTGGAATACTTGGACAGCATCAAATGATAAAGATTTTATTTATGGAGAAACAAAAACGTTTGATATTAATGCAATAAATAATATTGGTGGTGAAGTAGGAGAAAAAAGCAAGTATATATATGACTCAATAATGGCTACTCTATATAATGTTTGTAAAGATTATGCTACATCTACTGGAGATTTTGATGAGCCAAGAATTTTTCCAACGTTTAATATAAAAAAATATAACACTGGAATAGGTATGGGGGCACACTTTGACCAACTGGATGGAGATAAAACTTTAAGATATTCCTTAGTTATGTACTTAAATGACGACTGTGAAGGTGGAGAAATATCTTTTCAATTAAAAGATTATGATGGTGGATGGACAAGTTCTGATGGCTTTTCTAAAGGGTCGGCACCAGCAGTAGATTTAGACTATGATATATCTGTAGCAAATAAGGCAATTGATTTTGGACTAAAGCCAAAAGCAAATAGTGTTATTATCTTTCCAGCATTCCCGCCATATTTTCACACAGCACACCTTGTTAAATCTGGTTTTAAATATATGGTTCCTGCACATTGGATTCATAACGAAATGGATCTCAATAGATCTCAGGGTATGTAAATGAAGACAGCAATAGTTACAGGGGCTAGCAGGGGTGTAGGCTATGCAACAGTTAAACTGTTGTCTGAGAATGGATATCGTGTTATAGCAGTGTCTAGAGACCTCTCAAAGGTAAATGAGCTACGCTCTGAGCTGGTTGAGACATATCGTCTAGACATTACTAATGAACAAGAAATAAAAGAATTTTTTAACAAATATAAGGATATATCTTTAGATCTTCTGGTAAATAATGCAGGCGGCGGATCAGGTCCTGACTATATTACTAATGAAACAATGGATAACTTTAGAAAAGCATATGACATAAACGTATCTGGACCAATGTATCTTTCTCAACTTTTTATTCCCTGTTTAGAAAAATCAAAATCTCCTACAATTGTTTTTGTAACTTCTATTGGAGGAAATGTTCCTTACCATGGGGGAGGAAATTATACAAATGCCAAAAGAGGTCAGATAGGTCTTATAGAAACTATGAGACTAGAGTTTCCAGCCCACAACATTAAAATAACTGAAATTTGTCCAGGAACAATTGATACCCAAAAAGAAAAAAAGGACAATGCTCTGACAGCAGAAAATCTTGCAGAGTCTATACTTTGGATTTCTTCTCTGCCTAGCCACTTCAACGTAAATAGCCTTAACATTAGTCATATTAATAATCCTGTATTTAGATAAAAAATACCCCCAAAGCATAAAGCTAAGGGGGTATTTTATTTTAAGTTAGTGTGGAAACTTCTTCATCCACGCTTTAGTTCTTGGGGTCAAGCCTTTCCAAGAAGACCAATCTTCTCCACCATTAGTCATATAGTATGCAATCTCTGCATTCTTGACGGGATTAAAAAGTTCAGCATTTGATTCAAGATCAAACTTAGTTCTACGATCAGGACCAAGGTTGTCTATCATATTTATTTGAAATACCCCATAAGAAGAATCACCTGTTTTGTGATTTCCATTAAATGCTAAAGGTCGTCCGTTTGACTCCTTCTTAGCAACAGCCCAAGCGACCACAAGATCTCTCCCCTCAAACCCAACCAAAGATAGAAGCTTCTTTAACTCTAAATCTGACAGGTTTGTCTTATTTTCAAAAGACTTTAACATTTTTCCTTTAGAAACCAAAAAAGCCGACTTGGAGTCGGCAAGAACAGGTTCTGAAGTTTTACTTATTAAATTATTATCGGTTATAGAATCAAGAGCATTTGCCGTATTGCTTACGGGTGCCACAATTCCAACCAAAGATAGGATTCCAATCCAAGCCATCTTGTCTCTTCTCATAAAATATACCTCCTAGAGAACAAATGCTACCGTTTGGTAGCATAGTATAAGTATAACACGAATTTGCCTCCAAAAGCAAACTTTTGACATTTTTAAATATTCGTTATCTATTTGTTATAATTCAACGTGGTATAATATAAGGACTATGGTAAGTTACAGAAATAAAGATGAGAGTGCATTAACTTCGGTTAAAGCTCCAACCATTTACAACCTTGGAAATAGACCACCACTAATTAACTGGACAATTGTAACTGGTGACAGTGCAGCTTTTAGAATTTATGTTCAAGATGATACAGGTGCTGCCATTGATGTTTCACTTTGGACAATTAGAGCACAGTTTAGACGCTATTCAGATAATGTTGGGGATGACTTACTTTTTACACTTACCCCAACAGAAACAGTAGAAGATGGCCCTGGAGAATTCGTATTATCCCTAACACCTGCCCAGTCAAAGCAGCTACTTACTGGAGACGTATTTGACGTACAGCTATCTGATCCCACAAGAGTCTGGACTGTATGTCAAGGTGAAATGGTTATGATTGGCGAAGTTACAGATCAAGAGTCATAATAAATGGCTAAAGCAACTATTGTAGATACTAGACCTTTTGCAAAGGTAGTTTTAGATATAAAGCCAAAAGCATCAAAGGCTAGAAACGTAAATTATCCTAAAAAAGTTCAAGCAACAAACATTCTTCCATTTAAATTAAGGATTACAAACATAACAATCGGTGGTGTAGATCCACTTGCACCTCCTGGAATTGGTGTTCAGATTATTGGATTTTCTAACTATATATTGTGATATAATCAACACATGGCAAAAATATCAATAGCAAATATCAAGCTTCTTTTCCAGACTGGTGATCGTCCTACTCAGGCAGATTACGTAGACCTAATTGATAGCACATCAGCAAGATCAACAGACCTTGGTAGTGATGGTAATAATGAGCAAACAATTAACGGTATTGAAAATACCACAATCTTTGATAATTTTGATGCAACAGAGTGGAGATCAGTAAAGTACATGATCTCAATTAAAAAAACTTCTGGTGGTGCAAATAAATATTGGGCCACAGAATTAACCGTACTGGCTGACGGTACAGATGTATCAGTCAGTGAATATGGAACAATCGACAACGATGGGAATATTGGCACCATCTCTGTCTCTAGGGCGGGAAACACAGTTTCGTTATCTGTAGTTCCAGTGGGTGGGCAAACCCCTATAACTCTACGCTATTTGCGTACTGGGTTAAAGGCTTAATAGAGGAGATAAAATGGCAACAGTAACAAAAGATTTTAGAGTAAAGGCAGGACTGGTAGTTGAAGGATCAACTGCGACTGTCAATGGAAAGAACATTATCACAGCAGGTGTCGTTGACGCTAAAGGTGATTTGATTGTTGGTAGTGCAGACGATGCAGTAGCTCGTTTAGGCGTTGGTACAAACGGTCAAGTACTTACAGCAAACTCAGGTGCAACATACGGCGTTGAGTGGTCAGCCCCAGCAGCAGTAGGTGTGTTTGAGTCTTCAATTTCATTTGAAGGTTCAACAGCAAACGATTTTGAGACAACATTACAGGTTACTGATCCTACTGCAGACCGCACAATCACTTTCCCAGATGCAACTGGTACAGTAGCGCTTACTTCAGACCTTCCAACACAGTATACTGACGAACTTGCACAAGATGCAGTTGGTAATGCACTCGGAAGCGGTCTTTCATATAATGACTCAACAGGTGCAATTTCTGTAGATACAACAATAATTCAAGCAAGAGTTACAGATGTTTCAGATACAGAGATTGGATACCTTAACGGTGTTACCTCTGCAATTCAGACTCAGTTAAACGACAAGGCTTCTTCTGGAGACCTTACAACTCACACTGGTGCTTCAACAGGAGTACACGGTGTAACTGGTTCAGTAGTTGGAACATCAGACACACAGACACTTACAAATAAAACACTTACTTCTCCAGCAGTAGACGGAAATGGAATTGTTTTTGAAGGTGCTACAGCAAATGACTTTGAAACAACACTTACAGTTACAGACCCAACATCTGACAAGACTATTACTTTGCCAGATGCTACAGGTACTGTTGCTCTTACAAATAATAAGTTGGATGTTTTTGCTGCAACTACTTCATCAGAACTTCGTACAGTAATTTCTGACGAGACTGGTACTGGAGCACTTGTTTTTGCTGATACCCCAACACTTGTAACACCAAATATTGGTGCTGCAACTGGTACATCTTTGGTTCTTTCAGGGGACCTAACAGTTAATGGTACAACAACTACAATTAACTCAACAGAAATCACAGTTGATGACAAGAACCTTACACTTGGTTCAGTAGCAACTCCAACAGATGCTGGTGCTGATGGTGGTGGTCTTACACTTAAGGGTACTACAGACAAGACTTTCTCATGGGTAGATGCAACAGATTCATGGACCTCTTCTGAGCACCTTGACCTTGTTTCTGGCAAGGTATTAAAGATTGCTGGAACTCAGGTTCTATCAGCAACAGAGTACACAGGAAATGCTGCAACAGTAACAAATGGCGTTTATACAACAAGCAAGATTTCAGCACTTGCTGCAACATCATCATCTGAGCTTGCTAGTGTTATCTCTGATGAAACAGGAACTGGTGCTCTAGTATTTGCTAATACACCAACTCTTGTTACCCCAGTTCTTGGAGCAGCAACAGGTACTAGCCTTGCTCTACCAGATGCTCTTCTTGGATCTGCAACAGCAACTGCTGGAACTTCAGCAACAACAATTGATACATTCTCAGCAACAACATATTCTGCTGCTAAGTATGTTGTTCAATTAAAAAATGCTGGTGGCGACATTGAGGTTATCGAAGTTCTTGTAGCCGTAGACGGATCAAACAATGTTTATCTAACAGAGTACGCAGATGTACAAAGCAATGGTGAACTAGGAACAACAAATGCTGTTTATTCAAGTGGCAATGTTCTTCTTCAGGTTACTGCAGCTGCAGCAGATACAGCTGTTAAGGTAAGCAAGACCTACATCGAAGCATAATTAGGAAAAGAGGCTAGAAGTGACAACTACTAACAGAGATTTTAAAGTAAAGCATGGGCTAGATGTAGCTCAAGGCGGTACCTTTGGAGGAACTGTTGTAGTTGCCACTCCTACCGAAAATACACATGCAGCAACTAAGCTATATGTAGATACTGCAGTTGGTTCTCCAATTATTAGCTCAACTCAACCAGTAACTCCAGTAAATGGAAATCTTTGGTTTGACACCCTAACAGAGCGTGTTCATATTTATTATAGTGGTCAATGGGTAGCTATTTCTAACCTGGAAGACTCAGAAAGATTACAAGACCACATTCACGATACAGCTATCGATGGCAGTGGTTTGGTAGTAAGTGTATTTGTTAGTGGTGGAACTTACGATGAGCCAGGGTATTTAGTAAGTGCAGGACTATACAACACAACCGAATGGGAAAATACATGGGTTGGCGGAATTGCTACGGATAATTTTAACTAATTATCTGATATAATACTATAAGACACCACGAAAGAGGAGTAATAATATGGCAACAAGAATGCAACAGCGTAGAGGTACCGCTGCCCAATGGATCTCTACCAATGCTGGAGAGGGACCTATCCTTAATGCTGGAGAAATTGGATATGAGACCGATACTAACAAGTTTAAAGTTGGAGACGGTACAAACCACTGGGCTGACCTTAACTACTTCCTTGATGAAGATGCTATTGGTGGAAGCCTTGAGGGTTTTGTTCTATCAACAGAAAAAGGTGTTTTAAATGGTGTTGCAGCACTTGATGCAAATGCCAACGTATTAACCACAACTGGTGTTGTTTTTGAAGGCTCTTCTGCAGATGCTAATGAAACTACATTGGCTGTAACAAATCCAACTGCTGACAGAACAATCACTCTTCCAGATGCAACTGGTACTGTTGTATTAGCCGACGGTAGCGGAAACGTTACAGTCTCAGGAAACTTAACTGTAAGCGGTACAACCACTACTATTAACAGCACAACTATTAATGCTACAACAGGAATTGTTTTTGAAGGTACTACAGCAAATGATTTTGAAACTACCCTCACCGTAACAGATCCTACAGCAGATAGAACAATTACTTTTCCAGATGCAACTGGCACAGTAGCTATGGCTGGAGATCTTACAAGTCACACCTCAGCTACAACAAATATTCATGGAATAGTAGATACTACTGAACTAGCAACTAGACAAAATGTAGCCGAGCTTCTTACAAATGCAACAAAAACTAATATTGCTATCACTGGTGATAAAAATGGACTTACTATTACTGCTGAAAATGGTGTTGCAGATTCTAATACTGACAACCTTTCAGAAGGTGGCACCAATAAATATTTTACAGATGAAAGAGCCCAAGATGCTGTTGGAAATGCATTAGGCACTGGACTTTCATATAATGATACAACTGGAGCAATCTCTGTAGACACCACCACAATTCAGGCTCGTGTTAATAATATTACAGATACTGAAATTGGATACCTTGATGGCGTAACATCTGCTATTCAGACACAGATTAATGACAAGCTTAACTCAGGAACAGCAGCTACAACATATGCACCAATTAATTCACCAGCCTTTACTGGAACGGTAACTGGAATAACAAAAACTCACGTAGGACTTAGCGATGTAGACAATACATCAGATGCAGCCAAGCCAGTTTCTACTGCTACACAAACAGCACTCAACCTAAAAGCAGATCTTGCTGGACCAACATTTACTGGAACAGTAGTTCTTCCTTCAACAACATCAGTTGGAGATGTTTCAGCAACAGAGTTAGGATATGTAAATGGAGTTACATCTGCAATTCAAACTCAACTTGATGGTAAGTTAGCATTATCTGGTGGAACATTAACTGGACTACTTACACTTTCAGGTGCACCAACATCAGACCTTCATGCAGCAACTAAACTATATGTTGATAACGTAACTGCTGGAATTAACTTCCATGAAGCAGTTCACGCAACAACAACAGTAAATCTTGCAGCCAATTACTCAAACGGTACATCTGGAGTAGGAGCAACTCTTACAGCAGATACAAACCGTGCATTTACCACAATTGATGGAGAGTCAGTTACTCTTGGACAAAGAGTTCTTATTAAGAACCAGACTGACGCAAAACAAAACGGTATTTATACATTAACAACAGTTGGATCAGTATCTGTCCCATGGGTATTAACTCGTGCAACAGATTCAGATAACAGTCCTGTTGGAGAAATGAAAACTGGAGATTTCACATTTGTTCAAAGTGGAACAACATTCGGTGGAATTGGATTTATCAATAACTCAGCAACAAACCCAATAGTAATTGGAACAGATAACATTTCTTATACAGAGTTTAATGCTGCTAAGACTGTTGTTGCTGGAAATGGTTTATCAGAAGCAACACCAGGAACTCTTACAATTGATACTGCAATCACAGCAGATCTTTCTACATCACAAACATTAACAAATAAGACATTAACAACCCCAACAATCACAACACCGACACTTACACTATCATCAACAACATCTACTACAAGTGGAAGAATAGCCTTTGATGCAACAAATGATAAGATTATCGTAGGAGATGGAACAAATGCAATCGAATTTGCACCATCAACCACACTTATTAATGCACAGTCAGCATCATACACGTTGGTAGCAGCTGATAAAGATAAGATGATTGAAATGGGAGTTGGATCTGCAAATAATTTAACAGTTCCACTAAACTCATCAGTTCCATATGCAATCGGTACAAAAATAAGCGTAGTCCAAACAGGATCAGGACAAACAACAATAGCTCCTACTGGTGGAGTCACAATTAACGGAACACCAGGATTAAAGCTAAGAGCTCAATGGTCTGCAGTAACGCTTGTAAAACGTGCAGAAAATACTTGGGTAGCTTTCGGAGACTTAACAGCATAGTACTTAATAAAAACCAAAGCACTTAACCTAAAGTTAAGGTTAAGAAGTTAAAACCCCGCATAACAGTGGGGTTTTTTCTTTTAAAACCTATGCTATACTTAAGACTGCTTTGGAAACTACAAAGTACTCAATTAATTTTGCTATGAAAGGTAAAAAATGTCAGATACAGTATTCTCTTTTCGTCTATCCGATGAATTTGTAAATAAATATAATAATGTTCCAAGCCCATTTGGTTTCTCAGATGCAGGCTCAAACTCGTTAGGAGAAATTACATTTATTCGTACATATTCTCGTGTTAAGGAAGACGGGACAAAGGAACGCTGGCATGAAGTGTGTCGTCGTGTAATCGAGGGTATGTATTCAGTACAGAAGAACCACGCTAAAGATAACCGTTTGCCATGGAATGATAACAAGGCTCAAAAGTCTGCTCAAGAAGCCTTTCAAAGAATGTTTGAATTAAAGTGGACACCACCAGGTCGTGGTCTTTGGGCGTTTGGTACCCCTATGACTATGGAGAAGCGTAACTCTGCATCCCTTCAAAACTGTGCAATGGTTTCTACTCGTGATATTGATCGTAATGATCCAGGAGCCCTATTTGCTTGGGTAATGGATGCATTAATGTTAGGAATTGGTGTTGGGTTTGATACCCTTGGACAAGATAAGCAAATGTCTATTTATGCTCCTACAGAGCCAGTAAATGTTTATGAAATCCCTGACACCCGTGAAGGATGGGTAGAGTCAGTTCGTCTTTTAATTAACTCATTCCTTCGTCAGAACCAATCAATTCAAGAGTTTAACTATGACCTTATCCGTCCACTAGGAGCCCCTATTAAAGGCTTTGGAGGCGTTGCAAGCGGTCCAGCACCACTTATTGATCTCCATACACGCATTCGTAATGTAATCGGTTCTAGAGCAGGGGAGCTGCTTGATTCTCGTGCTATTGTAGATATCGTAAATCTTATTGGAACATGTGTTGTATCTGGAAATGTTCGTCGTTCTGCTACCCTTGCACTTGGTACACCAGAAGATAATGGTTTTATTAATCTTAAGAATCCAGAAGTATTTCCAGAGCGTAACTCATATGATCCAGCTAAACCAGGTTGGGCATGGATGAGTAACAACTCAATCGCTGCTGAAGTTGGAACTAAATATGAAGACTATGTTGATTTAATTGCAGATAACGGAGAACCAGGTTTTATTTGGCTTGATGTTGCTCGTAATTATGGTCGTCTTGCCGATGCTCCTGATTATAAGGATAGTCGGATTATGGGCTTTAACCCTTGTGCGGAGCAGCCATTGGAAAGTTATGAATTATGTACACTTGTAGAAGTGCACCTTAATCGTCATGATTCCAAGGAGGACTTCCTCAAGACGTTAAAGTTTGCTTACCTTTATGGAAAGACTGTCACTCTTATGCCAACACACTGGCAACAGACAAACGGTATCATGCAACGTAATCGTCGTATTGGTACATCTCTTACAGGAATTGCAGCATTTTCTGATGAGCATGGTCTTCCAGTAATTCGTGAATGGATGGATGAAGGATACACCACAATTCGTAAATATGATCATTCATATTCAGAATGGCTTTGTGTTCGTGAATCAGTTCGTGTAACAACAGTTAAACCATCGGGATCTGTATCACTTCTTTCTGGTGCTACCCCTGGAGTTCACTGGGGTCCAGGCGGAGAATTCTATCTACGGGCTATTCGTTTTGGTGACCAAGATCCAATGCTTCATTTATTTAAAGCAGCGGGGTATAAGATTGAACCAGACCTAGTATCAGCAAATACATCAGTAGTCTATTTCCCAGTGGCATCAGGACATAAGCGTTCTGAAAAGCAGGTAAGCCTGTTTGAAAAGATTGGTTTAGCAGCTACTGCTCAGAAGTACTGGTCAGATAATGGTGTTTCTGTAACTTTATCTTTTGACAAGGAAACTGAGAAGAAATTTATTGCTCCAGCCCTAAATATGTATGAGGGTCAGCTAAAGGCAGTTTCCTTCCTACCTATGGGAGATAAGGTTTATCCACAGCAACCTTATAGCGAAATCACACGAGAAGAATATAATGCATATGTGGGCACTATTGGTAAAATTGACTGGTCTGCTATCTATGATGGCAAGGATAACCTTGATGCAGAATCTGAGAAGTATTGCTCTACAGATGCCTGTGAAATCAAGTTATACTAGAGTTATGGTATACTAATGGTTATGGATGCATTAATTAACCCTAAAACTGGCAAACCCCTTGTAAGCAATGTCCGCAGACAGGTCATTGAAAAGAAATACAATTGGGGTCTATATGTTTATAAGAAGTCAAACGGCAAATGGTTTACCGATGGAGATGGCAACATTCTTAATATCGAATCAATGAGAAATGATGTAGCAAAAATATCACAACTTAAAACCGCTGCTAAACACTATGGAGATGACGGTGAGGGTGAGGCCGTGTTTGTGCCTGGGCTTACAAGAGTTACAGATGAAGAATACTCCGAACAGCTAGACAGAATGAAACAGGGTCTTATCCCTTCAATGAATGACTTAGGAGCATGGATGGCAGCTAAGCAAACTCACGATAAGTATGGTAGCGATGAGTAGAGATCCCAACACAATTGTTGCAAAGCTAAATACACAGGAACAGGAAGAAAATCCTTTTCTTGCTCAAGACCCATTTAATAAAAATTGGGAAGAACTAAAAGATTTAAACGGTATAAATCAAAACTTTAAACGTAGAACAAGCCGTGTAGCAAATAAAGCTATTGGTGATCCTGCATACCTTGACTCAGCAAATGCAATGCCAGCAGGGGATGGTTCAGCATCTAAGCAGATTAATCCTGGAACCGTATATCGTAATGGCTATGGTCTATTTGATGTAATCACTCCACCATATAATATGTATGAACTTGCTAATTTTTATGATACATCTTTTGCTAACCATGCAGCAATTGATGCAAAGGTAGAAAATATTGTAGGTCTTGGATATCGTTTTGATTTAACAGACAGCACATCTCTTAGATTTGAAAATAGTGATGATCCAGAAAAAGTAGCTCGTGCCCGTAAACGTATTGAAAGAATGAAAATAGAAATTAGAGAATGGCTAGAAAGTTTAAATGATGATGATTCTTTTACAAAAATTATGGAAAAAGTTTATACAGATCTTCAAGCAACGGGAAACGGATTCATTGAAGTTGGAAGAAATGTAGAAGGACAAATTGGATATATTGGACATATTCCAGCAACTACTGTTCGTGTTCGTAGACTTCATGATGGATTTCTTCAGATAATCGGTCAGAAGGTTGTTTATTTCCGTAACTTTGGAGCAAAGAATCCTAACCCAGTAACTAACGATACACGTCCAAATGAGATTATTCACATTAAAGAATATTCTCCACTAAATACTTTTTATGGAGTACCTGATATTATTTCTGCGCTTCCGTCATTAATGGGTGATAAGCTAGCAGCACAATACAACATTGATTATTTTGAAAACAAGGCGGTACCAAGATATATTATTACTCTTAAGGGTGCTCAGCTAAGTGGTGATTCAGAAGATAAAATGTTTAGATTTTTACAAACAGGCCTTAAGTCTCAATCACATAGAACTCTTTATATCCCTCTTCCTGGAGACACTGACCAGAATAAAGTTGAGTTTAAGATGGAGCCAATTGAGAATGGCATTCAGGATGGCTCTTTTAAAGAGTACCGTAAACAGAATCGTGATGATATTCTTATTGCTCACCAAGTTCCTATTTCTAAGCTTGGTGGATCAGATTCTGGATTAGCAGCAGCATTGTCGCAAGACAGAACATTTAAAGAGCAGGTGGCTAGACCTGCACAGCATCACCTTGAAAAAATTATTAGTAAAATTATTAAAGAGCAAACAGATATTCTTCAACTTAAGTTTAACGAGTTAACTTTGACGGATGAGATTGCTCAAGCTCAGATTCTTGAAAAATATGTTAAGTCTCAGATTATGCTTCCTAATGAGGCACGTGAGATTCTTGACCTTCCTCAAAGGGAGGGTGGCGATAATCCATTAGAGCTGACCGCAAGGGCAGCAGCAGACTCAATAGCAAACTCATCAGACAACAGAGCACGGGATACTGAAAGGCAAAATAATGCCTCAGACAGCCCAACAACTATTTCTGGAAGAAATCCGCAAGGGGAAGGTCGAGCGTCTCAATAGCTGAGAAAGTTATAAAACGTTTGGTATAATAGATGTGATATGAAAATAAATAAGGCTTCGTGGGTTACTGACGGCGACAACGTTCGTTTGTCTATGCCTCTAACAAAAATTGATGAAGGCCGTAGAATGGTTTCTGGTTTTGCGTCACTAGATAACCTTGACAAGCAGAACGATATTGTTACAACAGAAGCATCTATGGAAGCTTTTGCTAAATTCCGTGGGAACATTAGAGAGATGCACCAACCATCAGCAGTAGGCAAGATGGTTTCATTTAAAGAAGAAAAATATTTTGATCCAGAATCAAAGAAATTCTACAAGGGAGTATAT